CTTACTAGATGAATCGAGAGGTTCTCATGGTCTGAAGTCTTTAGCTTTGAAATACACAGAGTACGGAGATTACGATAAAGACTTAGATACATTTAGAGCTCAATATTGTAAAGAGAATGGTATATTAAAGGGACAGTTTACATACGACTTGATTCCCTTCGATATACTAGCACAGTATGCTGCAATTGATACTGCAGTTACTTATGATTTATACCAGTTGTTCGTAACTAAGATACTTAGTAGTACGGAACTAACTAGGGTATATAAAGAACTTATGGTTCCAGGTATGTTATTCCTAAAAGAAGTTGAGGAGGCGGGTGTGCCTTTTGACTTGAGTAGACTTATGAAAGTTCAACAATTGATGGAAGAACAAATCACACAAGCACAGGAAAAGCTTTATGAGTTTGAAGAAGTACATAAGTTCGAGAAAGCACAAGGAAAGGTATTTAATCCAAACAGTACTCAACAACTTAGAGTGCTACTATTTGACTTTCTTAGCCTGACCCCGACAGGAAAGTTAACTGGTACTGGTGCGCAATCAACAGATGCTGAAGTTTTAAAGACTTTAGCAGACGAACACCCTATACCTGGGGTGATTCTAGATATACGGCAAAAATCTAAAATTAAGAATACTTATTTAGATAAGGTGATTCCTGCCTTAGACAAGGATAGTAGAATACGAACTGGATTTAATCTTACTTCTACAACATCTGGAAGACTGTCTAGTTCGGGAAAACTTAATATGCAGCAGCTACCTAGAGATAACTCTGCTGTTAAAGGCTGTATAAAAGCACGGGATGGGTACAAGATACTGCAACAAGACTTAGCAACTGCAGAAGTATATGTTGCAGCAGTACTAAGTAAAGATAAAAATCTACAAAACGTGTTTAAAAGTGGGGGAGACTTGCACTCCACAGTTGCTAAAATGGTGTTTCAATTACCACATGAAGTGGCAGATGTTAAGACATATGCTGCAAAAGAAAGACAGGCTGCAAAAGCTATTACTTTCGGTATCATGTATGGGTCAGGACCAGCTAAGGTGTCTGAAACAGTAACTAAAGATAGTGGAGAATTCTTCTCCGTACAACAAGCAAGGGAAACGATAGACAAGTACTTTATGACCTTTAGGAAACTAAAGACTTGGTTAGCGAAATCCAAAGAACAAATCGAGTCAGACGGGTATATTTATAGCATACTAGGGCGCAAACGCAGGCTACCAAATGTATTCAGTAACGATAAAGGCATTGCGTCGCATGAAGTAAGAAGTGGCATAAACTTTCTTATTCAGTCTGTGGCTTCTGATATAAATCTATTGGCAGGGGTAGAACTCCTAGAGTGGATTAAGGAAACCAAAGTAGACGCAAAAATTATAGCATTAGTTCATGACTCGTTAGTGCTAGAAGTGAAAGAGTCAGATGTTGAAGTAGTCTCAGATATGATGGCGAAAATAACACAGAAAGATAGAGGGTGTTCTATTCCAGGACAGCCTGTAGGAGTTGACTTAGATATTGGAGATGATTATGCCTTCGGAAAGTTTGAAAAACAATACCCCGAACTTCTCTAGTATTCACTGGCCTGTCTGGATAATTAGACCTCACGAATCCATATCGGGGGGTCTAATTACCGACAAAAGAGGTATAAGACGATTAGACTTGAAAGAAAGCCCTACAAACGCAGAGTTTCCTGTACGTAGAATTCAAGCTAAAAGTCTTACGGATTATCCAGTATACCCACTAAAGAAAGCTATATGGTCTTTAAAAGACTTGCTTAGCTCTGGTCATCTTTGTTTCATAGACTTTGAAGGTAAAATTTATAAATATAAAAAGACAACCTTCTACCCTTTAGTATACAAAGAGATAGTAGAAAAGTGGTACACAGATAACTCGACAATATTTAAAATTAGAGGGATAAATAGTCCCTTTGAGGTTAGAGGCAAACTTAATCTCGAAGCAAAATACGCTGGAGTATTAAGAATAGATAAAGGTTACTTACTTTATGAAGTAACAAATACAAAACTAAAAGACAGTAGAAGGAAGATATGATAAGAAATGGATTAACCTGGATAGTGATACTAACAGTCTTGACGGCTTTAGGTATCGGGAGTCTTGCGTTGTATGTATACATGGATGGAGTAATAGCAAGTTATTTTATTTCATGAGTAGTAAAGCAATAATTTCTAATAGAATTTATATGACAGCTGACGCTAAACTGCAGAAGCTGATAGATACGGAGTTAACGTATTCTATAGCGTCATATAATCCTACCGACCCACCCCAAATTATAAAAAATATGGGGAGAATAAATAAGGATTTAATTACAATCCCTATCGGCAGGTTTGACCTTATTCCCGAAGGTCATGAGATTATTGATAAGAGAGTAGAAGTCCCTGAAAAATTTCCTGATTTCAAATTTGAATTGAGGGATAGTCAGAGTAAAGTTTTCGATTCTGTAGAAGATAATGCAATTATTAATGCGTTTGTAAGTTGGGGTAAGACTTTTACAGCGCTGGCAATTGCAGCTAAGCTAAAGCAGAAAACTTTAATTGTAGTACATACATTAGCGTTAAGAAAGCAATGGGAAGAAGAAATAGAAAAATGTTTGGGCATTAGCTGTGGGATTATAGGTAGTGGTAAGTTTGAAACTGACCCAGTAATCGTAGTAGCTAATGTACAAACTTTAAGTAAGAAAATAACACAAATTTCAAAAATGTTTGGAACTATCATTTTAGATGAAATGCACCACGTAAGTGCTCCGACTTTCTCTGGTATAATTGATAAGTGTTCTGCTAGATATAAAATAGGACTAAGTGGAACATTACAGAGGAAAGACGGCAAACACATAATTTTCAATGACTATTTTGGGTTTGATGTACATCAACCTAAAAAAGAAAATTATATAGTTCCGAGAGTGACCATAGTAAAATCTGATGTTAGATTCCCAGATAGTAGTAAGATTCCTTGGGCGAAAAGGGTAAACGCCGTCGCATATGACGAAGGGTACCAACGAATAGTAGCTCAATTAGCGTCAGTCTACGCAGCTAAGGGTCACAAAGTATTAGTAGTAAGTGATAGAGTACAACTTCTAAAGAGATGTGCCGAACTTACTGGTGATAATGCAACATGCATAACGGGGGAGTTAGACCAAACTACGAGAGATAAAGAAATAGAGAAAATAAGAACTGGAGAACTTGATATCCTATATGGCTCTCAAAGTATCTTTGGAGAAGGTATCTCTGTTAACGAACTTTCGGCGTTGGTCTTAGCTACTCCTATTAACAATGAACCTTTACTTATTCAATTGATAGGTAGAATCATAAGAAAACTAGAGGGTAAACAACAACCTGTAGTAGTAGACATTCACCTGAAGGGGAACACAGCATCCCGCCAGGCGAGGGCACGATCAGCTGTATACATAAAACAAGGTTATGACATACAGGTTGTAGCTAATTAAAAATAACCCTTGACAAGGTGGTTATTTTATAGTATAATATTACTCTAAATGGGAGATTTTTAAGTTGATTTTCTTTGATTGGAACAAAGTACAAAAACTGAGTGGAGGTAAATCTAAAAACGTAGTAAGAATCCTAGCTATTCATACCTACGATATTAAGATGCCTCGAAAAAACAAAAACATAAGTCAGTTCTATAATCAAGATATAAATGGCGATAGTTATTTATTGAATCCTAGAGAGATATTTAAAAACAAACTACAAGTTAGTTTCAAAAACATGGCAATGTACATCGAGTTGGCAAGTCTTAGAAATTACTTAGATTATAAATGGTATGGCGTTAATTCGTTACCATTGAAATACACAGAGATAGACCGAAAACTACTAGATGAGAATCCTCTACTAGAAGTTGATGGTCAAGATAATATAACATTTTATTACGAAGGAAAAGAAAATGGCAATTAAATTTGGAAACATAGAAGGTAAAGCAAAAAAATCATCCGTAGAAGCTTATGCCTATAAAGACGGAGACAATAAAATACGTATGGTGGGAGATGTTCTTCCTAGATACGTCTACTGGTTAACAACTGCTGACGGCAAAAGAGTTCCTATGGAATGTCTTGGGTTTGACAGAGATAAAGAGCAGTTCACTAACATTGAAAAAGACTGGGTTAGACACTACTTCCCAGACTTAAAATGTTCTTGGGCGTACGCAGTACAGTGCATTGACTCTGACGGAAAAGTAAAGATTCTTAATCTTAAAAAGAAGTTATTTGAATCAGTAATGGTAGCAGCCGAAGATTTAGGCGACCCAACAGATATTGAAACAGGTTGGGCACTATGCTTTAAAAAGCAAAAGACTGGGCCATTACCGTTTAACGTAGAGTATACTTTACAGGTTCTAAAGTGTAAGCCTGAAGCTCTAACTGCAGCGCAGAAAGAAGCAATCAAAGACTTACCTAGTATTGATGACGTAATTAGTCGTCCTACTACTGACCTACAGAAGGACTTTATTGAAACTAGAGTACTTGAAAATGCTGGTGGAAATTCTGTACCAGATGAAGTAGCAAACGAAGTTTCAGAACTACTGTAAATTTCTACATTAATTAGCCTCAGCAAGACTGGGGCTTTTTAACACCCTAAGGAAACACCTATGAAAATTTTATTCAGCGCTGATTGGCACATCAAGTTAGGACAAAAAAGTGTTCCACGTAAGTGGGCAACTAATAGGTATGAATTACTGTTCAAAGAATTATACAAGTTAGAAAAAACAGTAGACCTCCATGTTATTGGTGGTGACTTATTTGACAGAATACCTACCCTAGATGAACTAAGCTTGTATTTTCAGTATATAAAAGATATTAGTGTAAAAACTATTATATACCCTGGAAACCACGAAGCATTAAAGAAAAATACTACTTTTTTCTCTAATCTAAAAGATGTAACCACAGCTATTAATCCTCTAGTAACAATACTAGATGATTATTACAAACTAGAAGATATGGACTTTATTCCATACAACAAATTAAAAGAGTTTAAACCAAGTAACTTTAGTGGCAGAACTCTATTCACTCATGTGAGAGGCGAGATACCTCCTCATGTAACCCCAGAGATTGATTTAGATTTACTAGACCAATGGGAATTGGTTATAGCAGGGGACTTGCACTCACATTCAAATTCACAACGTAACATAGTATACCCTGGCAGTCCAGTAACTACATCATTCCACAGAAACCCTGTTGATACAGGAGTAATGTTGTTTGATAGTAAGACAATGAACTGGTCTTGGTTAAAACTAAAGTTACCACAACTTATTAGACAGACAGTAAGTCACCCAGACCAGATGATAGAAACACACTATCATCACACTATATATGAACTAGAGGGCGACGTATCAGAACTTGTTAAAGTAGACAAAGATAATAAGTTGTTAGATAAAAAATTAATTAAAAGACAGAATGACTCTGCTCTTATCCTTACTGCTGAGATGACGCTTGAACAAGAGTTGGCGGAATATTTACAGTATATACTAGGATTGAATGAGAAAAAGGTTAAAGAAGTCTTGGGAGTATTTCATGATTATACTTAAAACATTAAAATGGTCTAATTGTTTCTCTTATGGTAGAGATAACCACTTAGACTTACAAAGTAATATTATAGTACAGCTAGTAGGCGAAAATGGTGCGGGTAAGAGTACTATTCCTCTTTTATTAGAAGAAGCCTTATTTAATAAAAATTCTAAGGGCGTAAAGAAAGTAGACATTGTAAACAGAAATAGCCCTGCAGAAGGTTATCAAATAATATTAGATTTCGAAGTAGATGGTAGAGAGTACTCTATCTCTGTTAATAGAAAATCTAGT